ACCTGAAGCTCCAAATCAGAAAACGGGGTCCCGTGCTCAACATCATCTTTTGTTTTGACAGAAACATACAGTGCCTTGTTTTCCGCGACTATCTCTGAATAGATTGCGAATTTATACATCTGTTTAAAAAGCATCAGGATCGTGTTCAAACTCTGCTTTTTGAGTGGGCAGTCATCAATAACCTTTTGCAAATCCGGCGCCTTCAGGTCTTCAAATGCACGATCATACAAGGGCTTGCTGTTAAGGTAGCCACAGTGGTATGCGTTCCTTGAAGACTTCGACAGATCAGTGTCTTCCGGGAACTTCCATGTCATGAATTTTTCATATACTTCTGAGAACGTCAATTTGTGCGTTTCCGGGTGTCTTTCCTCTGCGCCCTTAATTGTATTGTAATCGGCCAATATGCGGCTTATAAGGGCGTCTGTGTCCGTTGTAGGGGCAATCTCAAGCTCTTTTTCCATACCTGGCTTGTACGTTCCAGCTTTGTAAGCTGTCAGAACGGCGAACCCTTTCAGATAGTCGTCAACGTAGCAGATCGCAGGTGGACGGATTGCTTTTCCTGTTGTGTCAATCGTTGCCGGTGGGTGAACTGCGTAGCAGTTTCTTCGACCCTTGCCGAGGTAGCGGATAGAGCCGAAACTATTTGGCAATTTCGGGTATTTCTTTCTTTTTGCCATGATTTTCCTCCTTGTATAAAAACAGCCCCTGCCGTTAAGCAGGAGCTAGTCTGGTTTACTCAATCTCGTCAATGTCAAAAGAATATCCAAGGACTTCTCCAACATCTGTGCATTTTCCTTTTAATGTTACTTTATCGCCTTTGGTAAGAGATGCTACCTTTGATTTTTGCTCGTCGTTTTTAATATTACACTGTACGCCAATAATCTCAAAGTCGCCATCGGCTGTGAGGCTGATGTATTTTCCAGAGGCATCAATGTTACTGAGATTTCCGGTGATCTCAAGATATTTACCTTTGTATTTATCAGATGCACCCATGGCGTTACTATCAAGATCGGACATCATATCATTAACAGAAACAGTAGTGTACTCGATTGGCGCAGCTTCTTCTTTTTGTTTAGTAGTAGTTTCTTTCTTTTCTGAAGAAGTAGCGGTTGCTGTGCTTTTATCTGATTCCGAATCGCTTTCACCAGCTACAGCTCCGATGATCGCTCCAACAAGGATTATCAGCACAACCCATTTAAGCTTTCCGCCTTTTAATTTCTTTCGGCACTGCGGGCAAACTTTAGCGTCTGCCGGAATCTCTGTTTTACAATATTTGCATTTCTTTGTTTTCTCTTCGCTCATGCTTTATTTCCCTCCAATGACGTAGTTTTCATATTTTTCTCTTATTTTTGCAAGTTCTCTTTGCCTGATCGGGACGATCGCGCCAGATACCATCGTAAAAAAATGGCTTACTTCGCTTACCTCGTCCATATTAACTATATAGCTCTGGTGGCAGCGCAAAAATCTTCCGTCAAGACTCTTTTCGATATCATTGAGCTTTCCTCGTTCCTTGTGTGATATTCCGCATGTGCAATGGATCATTATGTATTTGTTCTGGCTTTCGATGTATTCAATATGCCGGAATTCAGCTCTGTGAAAGTAGTCCTTGTTCTTGATAGTAAGCGTTTTTTCACGGATATTTTCAAGCGTCTGCTCAACAACTGAATACATTCTTCCATGCTCAGAGCCTTTAATGATGTAATGAACCGGCAGCACATCAAGTGCATCAAATACATATTCTTTGCGTTCTGTCCAAAAAGTGATATTTCCATAGTATCCGATTTTTCTTAATCTTTTGGCAATCTCTATGCCATTTTCTCCGTTAATGGAGACATCAAGAATTATTATGTCATACCATTCACCATCTGTAACATCGTCGATCAAAGGCTTTCCGCTGGTGTAGGTGGTTAATGTATATCCACCATCACCATGCTCTTTTAGATATCGGTCAATGCTATTTTTGAAAATCTCAATCCGTAAATTATCATCGTCACAAATCGCAATTTTCATGTAAATCATTCCCTTATAAACATTGTTTTCGCCATTTGCAAAAAAGAGTGTTTAAATATGTTATTTTTATTATAGCATCGTTAAATTTAGTTGTAAATAGACGTTTTTAGGTGATTTATGAAATGAAAATAATCAAAAATATACTAATTATAATAGGAGCTGTGCTTTTGCTTAATTACATTGTTTATTTACCAATGTGTGTAGACGATTATATCCGTGAAGAGTCAGAAGTGTATTCTGTCCAAAATGCGTACAGATCTTTTACCCTACATAAAAATAGCGCCCATGAAATAAAGCAGACCATGCTGCCGTTTTTATTCGCCCTGCCACTAAACAGAAAAGACTATATTTTTGATGTTACGAATAATTTCTATGCAATCATAAACATATCGGTGTATATCTGGCAGTTGCCAAGGGCGAACATTAGTGATATAATAGCAAAAACGAACGAATGTTCGGTTATATTTCCCGCAAACCGGGCATATACTGTAATGTAGGTGGTAGTTGCGACAGGGAGGGTTATTTATGGATTATAAAAAGGAAATTATTGAGATGGTTGAAAAATGCACGAATAATCATTGGATAGAAGTGATTTATATATTTGTGAAAAGGCTAATCGGATAACATTAAAAAAGACAAGGGTTTGCGCATTGCCCTTGTCTTTCTTTTTACTTATTAGAAATCATGTCAATAAGTTTTTCTAAATTGTCCCATCCCTCATCATCCAATCTGGCTAATGCAGACACGAGACGGTGTCGGAAAGAATCTTCTCCAGATTTCATTACGTCTGCAAGCATGGCAGAAATTTGTTTGTCTTTAATTCCGGGTATAAACATATCTCCGTTTCCAGTTCTGAGCCATTCTTCACTCACTCCAAACTCTCTGCATATAGATTTGATAACAGCATCTGTTGGATTTCTTAAACCAGTTTCATAATTAGTAATGGTATTTCCCTTTACTCCAATTATGTCTCCAAATGCTGTCTGAGTGAGATTCTGGGATTTGCGCACTTGTTTGATTCTGTCTTTCACTTTTCCTCACCTCCAATGATAATATATCATAAAAAACTCACAAAGTCAATATTTAGTGTTGACATATAACTCACGTCGTGATATTATAAACTCACAAAGCAAGGAGGTGAAAACATGAAATACAGTCCGCTCGGCAGTAAAAAAATGATATCTCAAACTTTCAATGGTGATTGCTTGAAAACCACTTTTGAAAGAGAGAACGAATTGAAGTCCGAATATGAAATTTATGTAAACTGGATGAATCCGGATCAGTTAGCAGAAGTTTCATTTCAGTTGCCATTCCACGATTGGCAGACACTTGAAAAGTCTGAGGTTTGGAAAAATCTGGATGAATTTCTTTCGGAAGTTCAAATCGAATATATTCCGAAGTACCGCCAAGTCCAACCAATTGTAGTGGAAAAGGTTGTGTATAGAAGTCTGTTAGGTTCTTTAGTTGCATTCTTTCGTGATAAATTGATTCACCAATAGCGCGCCCTTTTAAACATGAATAATGGGTTCCACTATACACGTAAGAAATATTTACGATTGATATGGCAATTCTGGAACGATTGATAATTTCAAAATGAACAATCAACTCATTATTATCTTTCAACTTGAAACCAATAGGAATAAACTCTATTTTTTTTCGAGATTGGAATAAGTTCCATACAGTTCCAGCAGACCCTATTAACCCAAGCATAAAGGAAACATTTTCAAACGTAATGATTTCTTTAGCCGATCTTAAAATTGAAACAATTTGATTTATTTTAATCACCTCCCATATACAGGGAGTATATCACAAGAAAAGAGGTGAGTATATGTCTGAAAAAGAAAAAAGGATCATTGAAAAGCTGAAAGAAGCGATTCCTAATATGTCAGATTTTGACAAGGGATACATTCTCGGTAAGACAGAAAGTTTTTCTGAGAATAAGTCAGATGATTCTGGTAAGACGCAGAAAGAAAGTTCTTAACTTGGAGGTGAAAGCAAATTGAAAAATAGAATCGCATTTTGGATTCTTTGTTTTGTGCTTTCGGCTACCTGCGGAGCACTTGGAAGCCTACTCGCACAGTGGATGCTAAAGTAACATCTGAGTGACTACAGTAGCCAGGAATCCAGTAAATCCGCCAATAACAGCACTAAATAAAGCTACTCGGAAATCATGCCGCCATTGCTGTTTCCGTAATTCTTTTTCTTTAGCTTCTTTTATTTGCTGTTCAAGGACGCTGTGCGGAACAACAGAGCCATTCGCTAAACTGGGTTTCTTCATATCAATATCGCCTCCCATCTATAGGGAGTATACCACAAAAAAGGAGTAAATATATGAGTAGATCACTTAAAAAAAGGATTCGTTCATTGGAAAGAAGAGCTGCCAGCCTTGAATCGCAGCTTCAAGACCAGCAACAAATTATTTCTTCTCAGCGTCCGAACGTCCGCCCTGAATCACTTTTAAAACAGGTGGATTGTGATGCTCAGTCAGGTGCTCGTATTCCAGCATTCCGAATGAATCTAGGTAATCGAACATTATTTGAGGAGAAAAATGGGAGCAAATAATTTTACACATTTTACCGGAAAGAAATCTCCATTCAAAACTCAAAAGAGAAAGAAGAAATCAAAGGTAAAAAAAGTTCATAAAAACAAATATGAAAGGAGCATAAAATGAGCGAAGTTGATACTTACATCAAAGAAAATGCAGAAGTTCATCAGTTCGCCGCAGAGGTTGCAAGAATCATATCAGGCATTCCACAGATGCCAGAGTTCTCCTCGGAGAACATGAGCGTATCTGATGCAAGCCAGTTGATCGGACTCCCTGCAACATCAATCCGAGCAGGGATTGTGTACGGATGGTTGCCGATCGGGACTGCTATCCAGAATAACAAGCCAGCAAAAAGCCTTTCCGGTGGCAGGATCACATACATCATAAGCCCTAGGAAAGTCTATGAAGTGACCGGACACGTCTGGAAAGGCAAAGAGGCTCTCAATAAGTGAGTGCCCCGGAGGGAGCTAGCACCTCCACCCCGGAGCTTTGCACCCACTAAAGTACCTTAGTGGATAGATACATTATAGTTCTCTATCTGCTAATTGTAAAGACAAATAAGAAAAAATAAGGAGAAATTAGCACGATATGAGTGAAATTAAAAACGAAAATCAGCCAACATGGACTGACATCGAAGTGTCACTTGCGACCGAAATTGTTGAGGAGAGCAAGAAGAAATCAAGGAAATGGTTTACAGCATGGGTTGTAACAGCAGCCGCACTGGTAGCGAGCAACCTTGCGTGGATTCTGGGAGGTATCAGTGAATAACTTGAAAAATATCATCTGTGCCGCACTGATCGGGAGCTTTTCCACGTTCCTTCCGTTCTGGCAATGGGGCGGATCGGGCAGACAGCTTTTTGCGGCGGTGATGACAGCGGCAATCGTATATGGAATCCTCTGGGATATTGATACACCAGAGAGAAAGGAGAATGAAAATGTTTGAGAAAGAAGTCGATGAAATTTATGAACTCTGTAAAAGAGTCGTAAACGAAGTTCCGACAGCAAGTATTACGTTTGAACATTCATCACACGGATTAAATGTAAGAGGAGTTAAAAGAAAAAAAATCATCGAAGTTCTCGGAAACGAATTCAATTGGGATTTGTATCAGACTATAAATTTTGATTATCTTTCTGAAAGAGAAATCCGCGAGAAGCTTAAGATAATCAGAACTTTCTTACTGGAACTTCTGATAGATGGGAGGCGTCCGTTAAATGTTGAATCAGATGGAGCTGAAGCTTCTGCCAACAATGGAACTGACAACGACAGTGAACGAGCTTCTGGAGGAGCTGAACAGGCGGAAAGCGTACATTCTTGATTGGGAGAACCCGGATATGTATCTGAATCATCTCGAATATCATTGCGCTGGTGGAATCTTTCCAAACGGCGAGCAGAATCCGGCGAGAGGAGATGGCTCTGACAATGTTTACTGTTTTTTTAGCGAGGTGAGAAAAGATGCAGGAGAGAATTGACGAAATCCTTGGTCTGATAGACGAGCAGCTTTCCCTTATAACTGATAACTACATCGAGAGTTCGTATAAGGCGAGGACATTGGTGAGCTACGTACAGGCTCTAAATGGGCTTTTAACGGCTCAGAAATCATACAAGGAGGAATAGCAATGGCAACACCAGTATTATGGAAAGATGTAGTTGGGTTTGAGGGGCTTTACATTGTGAATTGTCATGGTGAAATAAGAAGCACAGACCATTATGTAAAATGCAATACAGGAAAAAGACTGGTGAAGGGTAGAACTTTAAAGTCTTGTGATAGAGGAAATGGTTATCCATTTGTCACAATGGGAAAGAACGGTAAGCAATACAATATGAGTGTTCATAGAGTTGTAGCAATGGCTTTCTTGCCGAATCCAAAGAATCTTCCAGAAGTTAATCATAAAGATACTGATCCATCAAATTTTGATTACACAAATTTGGAATGGTGTGACAGAAAGTATAACAATAATTATTCCAATAGAGCTTACAAAGCTGCTTCGAAAAAGCACAAGAAAGTGGAGCAGATTAAGGATGGTGTTGTTATTAAAATCTGGAATAGTCTTTCTGAAATCGGAAGAAAATGTGGAATTTCAATAGGTAATATCTCCGAGTGTTGCAATGGTAAAAGAGAAACTGCCGGAGGATATTCGTGGAGATTTGAGGAGGTGTTATAACATGGGATTTCCGGTTCTTATTTTGGGCGAAACAGGAAGTGGAAAAACTTATTCCATTAAAAATTTTGACACAGAAGAAGTCGGCATTTTTTCAGTAGAAAAGAACAGACTTCCGTTCAAAAAAGCGTTTAAAATCGCCAAAAATGCAACTTATCAGCAGATAACAAGGGTATTAAGCAACCCTCAATTAAAAAAATATGTAATTGATGATAGCCAGTATCTTCTTGTGAATGAAATGTTTGACAGGGCGAAAGATACGGGTTATGGAAAGTTTACCGATATGGCTTTAAATTTTCGAAATCTTATTCATTTTATCAATATTAAGCTTCCAGACGATGTGATTGTATACTTTTTGCATCATACAGAGATGGATAGCAATACCGGAAAAATTAAGGCTAAAACAGTCGGCAAAATGCTTGACCAGAATCTTACAGTAGAGGGCTGTTTCGATATTGTGCTTCTCACTTCTGTAGAGGGTCAGGAACATTATTTTATTACACAGTCAGATGGATATACTACAGCAAAAAGTCCGGAAGGAATGTTTGATTTAAAAATTCCGAACGACTTAAAAGCAGTAGATACAGCCATCAGAGATTATTACGAATTAGGAAAAGGAGAAAACAATAATGCAGAAACCAAATAATTACGATACTACACAGGCAGCAGGAGAATTTGAGCCGATTAAGCTCGGCGGACACAAAATGGTAATTAAGCAGGTATCAGAGAAAAAATCCCAGGGTGGGCTTGATATGCTTGTTATCTTGTTTGATTTCGCAGAAGGTGATGAACAGGCGGGGTACTTTATGAAGCAGTTCGAAAACGATATCCGTCCAGACAAGAAATATCCGAACGCCGGCACTAACTATATGGTCATTGACGAGAGTGTAGATTATGGTGTCCGTAACCTTAAAACATTTATCACATGCGTAGAAAAGTCAAATCCGGGATTTGCCGTTAAGTGGGGCGATAACTTCGGGCAGCAGTTCAAAGGCAAGTTGATCGGCGGCATCTTCCGTCTAGAGAAAGACTGGTACGACAACAAGGAAGTAAAGCGTCACAAACTTGCATGGTTCCGCAGCATTGAAGGAATTAAGGATGCAGATATCCCAGAAGAGCGCACCACAAAGGCCTATGACGATCATCTGAAGGAAGAAGCTATCATGGGAGCAAGTCCAGCAGGTACGGACTTTATGAGTATTCCAGACAGTGTACAGGAAGAACTTCCGTTCAATTAAAAGGATGTGTTTTTAATGGTTATACAAGTGGACACAAGGGAACATAAATCAGAATGGGGACGAATTCAGAGTCAGTTTGATAGCCTTGGAGTGCAGTATTTTCGCTCTAAATTGTATTGCGGTGATTATCAATCACTGGACAATGCAAAACTCTGTATTGACCGTAAAAAGGATTTGCAAGAGCTTTGCGGAAATGTCTGCCAGCAGCATGAAAGATTCAAAGCAGAGCTTATCAGAGCGCGTGAAGCAGGTATTCAGTTGATTATCCTATGTGAACATGGGCCAGATATTAAGTCCGTTGGTGATGTGTATTTTTGGGAGAACCCAAGAAAACACAAAGTTATCTGGAAGACGGTAAACAATAAGAGGGTAAAGACTGTAATTTCTGATAAGGCTGTTGATGGCTGCCAGTTATATAAATCTCTCTGCACAATCAGAGATAGATATGGAGTCCGATTTGAATTCTGCACGAAAGAAGAGACTGGACGGCGAATCGTGGAGTTGTTGACATGACGAAAGAAGAAATTAAACAGTCAGTGAAAATGTCGGAGATCCTTTCCAGGTACGGACTAAAGCCGAATAGAGCAGGATTTATATGTTGCCCTTTTCACAAAGAAAAGGCAGCTTCATGTAAGATTTACGATGATTCCTTTTACTGTTTCGGCTGTGGAATCGGCGGCGATGTGTTTGATTTCGTAATGCAATACGAATCCGTTCCTTTTAGCACTGCATTTATCGAGCTGGGCGGTACTTATATTTCAAAAAAAGGTAAAAGTCGTAACCAGATCAGACATGAAATGCGAGATATCAAATCAAAAAAATGCAATCCTGCTCAGGTCTCAAACGAGCTTGAACAGGTAGAAAAGAACATACTTATGTACGAAACAGCACTAAAAACGTTCCCTCCTGATTCAGAAGAGTGGTATATGTGCCAGTTTAATCTTGAGAAAGAAAAAAGCAGACATGAATTGCTGTCTGTTAAGTCAGGAGGTGAGAAAAATTCTTGAAAACATTGAAAATTTACAAGCGCAAGACTTTATGGAAAAGCAGCTGTATGAAGAGCTTTTTTCAGTAAAAAGTAAAATCGACCGTTCGGAAATCAAATTCAAGCTGATGGACCGGGCAAAAAGTGTGAAAGCGAAGCATATAGCAGAAGAGTTCATAAAGGAATTCCAGAAAGCAGAGCAGGAAAAGGAAAAAGAAGAAAAAGCAAATCGTTCCATGCAGCTGGTTGAAAACATCACAAACTTTTATCCTGATTCTGTTGATAAGGAATATCCTAATATGGCTTGTGGCAGCTGGATAGCTACAGAGAATGGAATATTTTCTTCTGAAACATCTAAGGCGAGAGAACTTGTATGTCACCACCCGATCATGCCGATACGCCGACTGAAAAACATTGAAACAGGTGAAGAACAGATCACAGTGGCTTTTAAAAGGGATGGATATTGGACGGAAATAACTGTTCCAAAAATTGACATTGTGACCTCTAGAGCGATAACTAATCTTGCAAGGTTCGGCGTACAGGTCAACTCAGAGAATGCAAGGCTTCTTGTAAAGTATCTGGCGGACGTTGAAATGTACAATGCCGATATGATCGACATACAGCACTCTACAAGCAAGTTGGGGTGGCATGGCAATGTATTTGTACCTTACGACCTTTCGATCGTCTTTGACGGGGAATACCGCTTTAAAACACTATTCCAGAGCATACAGGAAAACGGAGATTACTTCAAGTGGGTGACTCTAGCTAAACAACTGCGGTCGTGTGGACGATTAGAGCCACGAATAGCGCTGGCGGCATCTTTTGCAAGTGTTCTTATACAGCCACTTGATGTATTGCCGTTCATCGTAGATTTCTACGGGCAGACAGGCGGTGGAAAGACAGTAACGATCAATATAGCGGCATCGGTTTGGGGAAACCCGGCACCGGGAGCTTACGTTGGAAACTTTCGATCAACAGATACATCATTAGAGACCAGGGCAGATATGCTTAATAACTTCCCGATGATTCTGGACGACTCAAAGAACGCTTCTCAGTATATCCGAGATAACTACGAAACGCTTATATATAACCTTTGTTCTGGTAAGGGAAAAGCACGTTCAAATAAGGACCTCGGAGCAGCTAAGGAGAATACATGGAGCAACGTGACCATTTGCAACGGCGAGAATCCTATTTCTGAATTTGCAGATTCCGGCGGAGCTATCAACAGAATTATTGAAATTGAGTGTTGCGAGGATATTTACGAGAATCCGGCAGAGATCAACAGCGTTGTCACGAAGAACTACGGCTTTGCTGGAAGAGTATTTGTCGGGAATCTCAAACAGTTCACATCGGACGATCTGAAGGAAATGAAAGTTGAAATTGAGAAAGGTTTTGACGGGTATGACTTTCCAGCCAAACAGGTAATGGCTATATCCACACTTCTGCTGGCTGACAAATTAGCTACAGATTTCATATTTAAGGATGGACGTGAGTTGACGGTCGAGGACGTTGTGGACATACCTACACGTAAAAAAGACGTATCTGAGGGACAGAGGTGTTATGAATTCATTCTTGAAAGCCTTTCCGTATACGGGCAGCACTTTGATGCTCAATTCAGTTGCGATCAATGGGGATTCAAGGAAACGCCAGATGAGTATGGAGATGTATATATATATTTTTATCCGAAACCTCTTGAAAACCTTTTGAAAAACAATGGATTCTCCAGAAAAGCCTTTTCAGCTTGGGCAATTAATCGAGAACTAATTAAGCATACAGGAAAGAGAGATACAGTACTAAAAAGGGACGGAGGAAGCGTGATGAGGCTTATCGCAGTGAAGGTCATTAACATAAAGGACCTTGAGAACGAGCAAGAAAATGGATCAGTTGAAGCTGATTTCGCGCCCGCCAGCGAAAGAACGAATGTTCCATTTTCATAATTTGTAACCATGTAACCGTTGTAACACGAAAAAAAACGTCCTATAGGAGAAAGTTTGAGAGTGTATAAAAAACATATACTCTAGTGATTCTCCTATATGAAAACCTTGGTTACATTGGTTACACGGTTACATATCTCTGAAACCCGCATAAAATAAGGGTTTTGTCGTAACCAATAGGTCGAAAAAGCCGGTTACACGTTGGTTACAAAATTAAAAAGTATATACAATTAGATTTATTATAGCAAAATTAATTGAATATTACAAAAATATTTAGTTGACATAATTTTTACAAGGAGTGGTTACAAAATGAAAAAAGATGATCTCAATAAAAAGCAGAGATATGCATTAGACACGATGCTGTCTGGCAGTAACGTTTTTCTGACAGGTGATGCAGGAACAGGTAAAACAACGGTTATCCAAACGTTCATCGATGAGGCGGAAAAAGCTGGTAAAAGCGTTCTGGTATCTGCTACTACCGGAATAGCTGCGGACAATATCGGATACGGAGCGACCACTGTGCATCGTGCGCTGAATATTTCGATCAAATTTGAGGACTATAAGAAAAAAGTGAAATCCAGAGCTGAACTTCTGAAAGAAGCAGATGTTCTCATTATTGATGAGATCAGTATGTGCCGGTTCGACTTGTTCAACATGATCGCAAAAACAATCGTCACAGAAAATGAGGAAAGAGCCGTTGAGAGACTTTTAAACGGAGAGGATAAAGAAGACGTTCAACTGATCGTAATTGGAGATTTTTATCAGCTTCCCCCAGTTATCACAACAGATGACCGCAAAATTCTCTGCCGGATGTATGGATCTGATTATGGAAAGGGCGGAAAGTACGAACACGGATATGCTTTCATGTCTGAATACTGGAAAGAAATGGGATTTGAATATATCAAACTTGATGAGGTATGCAGGCAGAATGATGAAGGATTTAAATACGTTCTGAATGATATCAAATACGGCAACAATATCCGTAAATCAATCGCATACTTGGAGAATAACGAATCAGACAAGGTTATACCGGAAGCGCCGTTTCTGGTCGGAACAAATGCTGAAGCTGATCGGCTTAATAATACTTTCCTTGGCAAGTTGGATAAAAAGACGGAAAAAGTGTTTCATGCAGCAGTTGACGGAGATTTGACATCTGCCGATATTAAAAACATTGCATTTGCCAGAGAAGACTTGACGCTGAACATCGGTGCAAAAGTGATGATTACCGTCAACGATCTGTCTGGTAATTACGTTAACGGAACGATTGGTATTATTCAGAAAATCGTAGACAATGGAGAGTTTGAAGAATCCTATCTGATTATTAAAACGGACAAGGGTAAAACAGTTAACTTGTACAGATACAGCAAAGACATTGAGAAACAGGTTATTGAGGAATCCGAACAAGAAAAGGACGGTCAGAAGATCGTGAAAGAGAAGATTGTCCGTAAGAAAGTTGGGTCATTCTCTCAGTTCCCGGTAAAACTTGCCTGGGCAATCAGTATTCATAAATCACAGGGACAGACATTTGAAAAGATTAATATTGATCCTTGCTGTTGGGGTCCAGGACAGTTCTACGTGGCTGTTTCCCGGGCTAAATCAGCTAACGGCATACATTTTATCAGACCGATTAAGCAAAGCTATATAAAGGCGTTTAGCAAGGATAACGAGCAACTTCTTGAGCAGAGTTTTGAGGTGGAAGAAGGTGTGTAACTATGAGGGTGACACATGAGCAGATACCGAACACTATAAAGTTTTTACAGATCGACTTTCCGGCACTGGTCCTCCAGACTGCCGGAATCGAAGAAAATGATGAATACTGGCAGCAGGTGACAGAGCAGATTCATATCATGTCAGAAAAATATCGAAAAAACGGGTTTGTAGATCATATGCTATTGGCTTATGCGGACTATCTCGAAAAAATGTTTAAAAGAGCGCAGAGGATGAAAAAGGAGCGTGAGAAGAATGTACAAACAGAAGTATAAAGAAGGTCAGCAGATTCACAAAGACATATATCTGTACATCTGCCGATATATCAAGGAACATCGGTACGCACCGTCCTACAAAGAGATCGCCGACGGGGTTGGCGTGTCAAACGCCACGGTACTTCGTCACATGGACATGCTGCGAACTGATGGGCTGATCGAAACGGATCACCCGAAGACGCCGAGAGCGTTCCGGTTGACGGGATATGAGTTCGTGACAAGGAGGAAGAAACATGAAACTGTATGAGCTGTTCAAAGGCACTGAATACGTTGGAGAGTTCACCCTTGACGAGATCATAAGCATCACAGGAGCACATCGGAGCGCACTACTCAACAGCGTGGCGCACGGCGTCCTCGTAAATGACTTGTGGGACGTCTCTCCGGCTTATGACAGGACTTTAAACCGAAATGACGACAATTCATTGCTTAAGCAGTTTGAGGCCGTTACAAGGCAAATTAGGAGGTGTGTGAAGCGTGAGCAGTAAACTTAAAGCAAAACCACGAAAGCAGAGACTTCCTCTAGCTCAGTCCAACCAGGCGGCACAGGCGTTTGGACGAGCAATGATTAACTGCCATAGCCAGATTAAAAGCATGGAGAAAGAAGCCTATGAGAATGGATTTAATGACGGAGAAGATTGGGCTGATACGATTAACGTTGTTACTACTATGATGGCTCTGAGACGCTTATATGGCTTTTCCACGAAACGTTTGCTCACAGTCATGCAGACTGCTAACGAGTACGTTAAAATGGCAAATAGGGGCGAAATGAGCGTCCTGAGCATGATGCAGGACATTGAGGAGAACACAGATGTAATATTTGATGAGATGAATAAGAATCTGGTTAAGAAGATGGGAGTATAAAATCATGTACCAACTGCACAATAGCGTGTCAGTTGCTTACATGGGGAAAGTGAGGATGGAAAATGGATAAATTAAAACCATTAAAACCGTGTCCGTTTTGCGGAGGAAAGGCAGAAATGCTGATTAATGAATATAACGATTCAAAAAAAGAATATCTTGTAGCTTGTACAGAATGCGATGGAATGGTGGAACGCTGGAGAGAAACAGAGGAAGAAGCCGTAGAACAGTGGAACAGGAGAATAAGTGATGAGGAGGACGCGAAATGTTAATCAGAAGTCAGGATAAAGAAGCATTAATCAATTTCAACAATTCAATCGTAGTCAACACCATGGTGGATATTGGAGGGGTAACGAAGATGTTCTGCTCATATTCATGCGATGATTATGTTATCGGGCATTATTCATCAAAAGAAAAAGCCATGAAGGTACTGGATATGATTCAGGAAGCCTATGTAAATGGACATATTGATTATCAGATGCCAGAGGATAGTGAGGTAGTTGTATGATTACGTTTTTATTAGGATTCACCCTTGGGACCATATTCGGCGTGACCGGACTTGTATGTGTAGCAATCATGTACGATAAGCACCACCCAGACGAATAGAAAGGAGAACGGTATGCTGACAAGGAATAAAAAACTGAAAGACTACGGTATTCCGGCAGAGGATATTGAAAAACTGAATACGATGCTGAAAGACTTCCCGGCAAAGTACGGATACCTGCTTACCAGCGCCGCCTTGTCAGCTTGCCCGAAGAACACGGTGATAGCGGATATGGTTATTGAAAATATCCTACACCGGAAAAGCTACAGGAAAATCAGCAAAGAAAGATATATCCCGATGAATCCGAAAGACTTCTACGGATACAGACGCAAGACCGTCGCTGTACTGTATGAGAGAATGCGGTTATTGGGAGTGTGGGAGGAATAAAATATGAGCAGACTAATTGATGCGGACGACTTAATTGAATATATTAAAATATGGGATATTGGAAATAGCATTAGTTCTGATCAGAAAGAGTTTATTGATTGCGTCAATGAACAGCTGACAGTTTTTGATGTAGATGAAGTTATTCAACAGTTGGAAATGTTAATCGAAGATAAAGTTTCAGAATCGGGTGACGATTGGTATACAGCTCAATGTCTGAATGAAGCAGTTGAAATCGTGAAATGTGGTGGAGTTGAATGAGTAAATGGTATGTAAGTGTTGGCATGAGCTTATCAATTGATTATGACGATATTGAAGCTGATACAAAAGAAGAAGCTGAGGAAATAGCAAAAACACGAGCATCAGAAGATATTGACTACAATAACTGCGATTGTGAAGTAGATAATATGACGGTGTGGTCTAGTTTTAAGGAGGATGATTGATGAGTAAATCAGTATTAGTGATAGATACACCAGAGCATAGCTGCATTTCCTGCTTAATTGGGTAAAATCACAGTAACAGTCTGGAAACCTGTATTTATTGCCCGATTGCGGGAAAATGTGTACTTGATAAAGAAGCAGAAGCCATTCCTGACTGGTGCCCGCTGAAGCCATTGCCGGAGAAAAACACTATCGAGAATGATATGACGGATTATCAGTGTGGGATGGTCGATGGTCGAAATCAGTGTATTGATGCGATCACAGGAGGAAATTATGATGATTGATTTAAGAAATACATGCGTTCTAGTTAGAACACCAGGAGAGAACGAGAAATTACTTAAAGAAGCTGAAAAGCAGGGAATTACGTGGAAAGGAAGAGACTATTGTAGACCATTAAAAGAACAAACATTTCCAAATATTTTAAAAATTTTCAAAGATGAAAGTATTGTTCATAATTCATATATTGACGCAAATTTTGCTTTCTACGAAGCGTCAGAACTTTTCGGAGAAAAAGGAATGACAGCGAGAAAGTTTGCTGATAGAATTGCTGATTTAGGCAACTGCAATGGACGTAACTGTTCGGAATGCGTATTGAACAAAAAGAACAATAAGTGTAAGTGTAATTTGTGCGATATATCTGAATGGAAAGACAATATTGATGAACTTCTCGAAATTGCGGCATCGGGCAAAGCTACAGTCTTATCGCCAAAAGAGAAAGCAATTGATACTCTTGAAAATTTTATCGAGAATCCAGACCGTGCAGCGTTAAATGATGAATTTGTAGAGGCGTTGAATCTGGCGGTGGAGAAGATGAAAGAGGTGAAGTAGATGGAGAGATTAACAGAAAGATATGATATTACACCAGACGGAGAATCAGATGTCTGGGTTAAACAGCACGATTATATTTCGGCAGCACGAAAACTCTGTGATTACGAAGACTTAGAAGAACAGGGCTTGCTTGCGAGATTGCCGTGCAAGGTTGGCGATATAATGTTCAGGATTAATAAGGGTGCTAAAAATCCCGTTATCGAATTAACAGTAACGCAAATTGACATAACAACAAGGTCATACAATCTGGAAGTAATTGATAGAGAATGCGGCGAGTTAATGTGTTTCAAAAGTGATATTGGCAGGACAATATTCCTTACCCGCGAAGAAGCCGCGAAGAAACTGGAGGAGATGGAGAAATGAATAGCAAACCTACACCAGACATAACGCCAAACCTTGCTATATCGGCATACCACGTACTACAGCAATATTGCACTGGACAGCCAGCGGATTGCAGAGGCTGCGGATTCTGTGAACACTGTCCAGAATGTTTTCAAGGTATACCATGTGATTGGAGCTTGAATGAAGAAGGTGAAATAAATGAAACTGAGAAAGGCAACACTGATTGACTACGGAGTTCCGCCGGATGATATACCGGCATTACAAAGCCACTTGCGGAATCTTAACGAGAGTGACAAATACAATCTGTTACAGGTGTCTATCAAATACGCACCCGGCATCGAATCACAAATCTATGACAGCATCGTCAACAGCATTGGCTATCGAACGATGGAGAAGATCAGGACGGTTCCTGCAACAGAGAACGACTTCTATGGCTACAAACGCAAGGTCATGGCGGAATATTATCATCTGGCCAAATTGATTGGCAGACTTTAAAAAAACTTAAAAATTTATAAAAGTGGTAGAGAGCTACGTATGCCCTAGTATGGTATTATAGTATATATAACTATAACTATGCTAGGACATTTTATGTCTGGAGGTGAGAACGTGGGAAAACAGGTAGGAAGACCACCAATATATAAGACGGTGAACGAAATTGAAGAAAAAATTGACGCCTATTTCAAAGAATGCGAAGGCGAAATATTAAAAGATGATAATGGAAAAACTGTATTGAATAAATTTGGAAATCCGGTGGTTATTAATCGAAAGCCTCCAACAGTAACTGGTTTAGCTCTCGCATTAGGATTTACAAGCAGATTGGATTTATTAAGATATCAAGGAAAAGAGGAATTTTGTAACACGATAACGCGTGCGAAGAGTATGGTAGAACAGTACGCAGAGGAAAGGCTATTTGATCGTGACGGTTCAAATGGCGCTCAGTTCAGCTTGAGAAATAATTTTAAGGGATGGGATGCTGACAAGAAAAATGATGATTCTGGAAATGAAAAGATTACGATTGTAAATAATATTCCAAGGCCGGAGAAACAGAATGAATGAGAATCCGATTAATCTGGATGAAATTATAGCTCCTGCCTTTTACAATGTGTTCTGGGACATTTTGGACGGAAAACACACCTATTATGATTTATACGGCGGGCGTGGATCAACTAAATCATCTTTTGTAGGTGTTATGATTCTTTTCCTGATGATGCAAGATGCAGAGAACGGTATAATGTCAAATGCTGTTATCTTCCGTAAAGTCGGTAACACGCTTCGAGAATCCGTTTATGAACAGATAGCATGGGGAATTGACGCGCTCGGAGTCAATGAACTATGGGACACCAGTGTAAGCCCTATGCAGTACACTTATAAGCCTACTGGACAGAAAATCATATTCAGAGGACTAGACAAGGCAAAAAAGACTAAATCTATTAAAGCAAGCAAGGGATATTTCAAGTATCTCTGGTTCGAGGAACTTGACGAATTTTCGGGCATTGAAGAAATTCGTACAGTGCAGCAGTCAGTCCTTCGAGGTGGCAGTAAGTTTGTTGTATTTAAGACATTCAATCCGCCAATTAGCCGGAGCAACTGGGCGAATGTGTATGTAGAAGAGCCACGAGACGACAGCTACAGGCATAAGAGTGATTACAGATCAGTTCCTATTGAATGGCTTGGACAGCAATTTATTGATGATGCGGAGCATCTTAAAAAGACAAATCCAAGAGCCTATCAGCATGAATATCTTGGATTACCTGTCGGACTCGGTACAAATATCTTTGAGTTGTTGGAAATCCGAACGATTCCAGACGAAGAAATTCAGAAGTATCAAAGTGTCTATCAGGGACAAGACTGGGGATGGTACCCGGATCCCAAAGCGTTTATTCGTGTGGCTTATGTACCTAATCAGGACAAAGTTATCCTGCTGGATGAGCTTGGCGGATGTAAAATTCGAAATACAGTAATGGCTGGCCAGATAAAACAAAAGGGATATGATGATTATTCAATATCTTGCGGAGTTGATGAAGAAGAAAGTATTATTGACTTCCGAGATGCAGGGCTTCCAGCACGTAAGGCCATTGTTACACCGGGAAGCCGCAAATATACTTTTGAGTGGTTACAGTGCCGAACATTAGTCATTGATCCGGCACGAACGCCTAGAGCATACAAGGAAATTATCAATTATGAACATGAAGTAGATAGCAATGGAGAAGTTATCGCAGATTATCCAGATGGTAACGATCACTGGATAGATTCTCTCAGGTATGCGACAAGTCCATTGTCGATGAGAAGAGGACATAGTGCATAATGGGACTTATAACAACACTAAAAAGGTGGTTTAACATGATTTTCAAAAAACAAGCCGAAGAGGATTTTAATATCCAGGCAGCAGAATTCCCGGAGATGGAATCACTGATTAACCGGTGCGCGAACATCTACAGAGGTGCACCGGAATGGTTAGATGATAAGAATAATATCAAGACGATCAATTTTGCTAAATCTGTCTGCTCAGAGACAGCACGGCTTGCAACGCTGGCAATCGGCATTCAGATAGACGGTTCTGCAAGAGCTACATGGCTACAGGAACAGATTGACAAGGTATACTTCCAGATTCGGCACTGGGTAGAATATGGCTGTGCTTATGGAACAGTTTTTATTAAACCAAATGGGGAGAGCCTTGATGTATTTACTCCGGCAGATGTGATGATTGTGGATTATGATAATCAGGAGATTAAAGGGATTATATTCAAGGATTCTTATACTGTTGGTCGAAAATACTATACACGACTTGAATATCATAGGTTTGTTGAGACTACAATAGATGGTGTGACAACCTATCCGTATTATGTTTCAAACAGGGCTTATGTGTCGAAATCCCCTCAGTCAATCGGTGACAGAATCGACCTCAAACAGACCAAATGGGCTGATCTCATGGCAGATACACCGCCAATACTCAAGGCAAACGGAGAAAAACTGGATGGGCCGCTATATGGAGTACTTCGAACACCACAGGCGAATAACGTGGATATCAGTACACCACTTGGACTTCCGATATTTGCAGAAGCCATTGAAGAGTTAAAGGACCTCGACATTGCATACAGTAGAAACGCCGGAGAGATTTTTGATTCTCAGAAAATTGTTCTGGCAGATGATAGACTGCTGATGCCAAGCGGTACGCCTGTATCAGCCATGTCGCCACAGGGTATGGAGAACAGACGGAATGAGATGAATTTACCGCACTTTGTCAAGAATGTATTTGGTGAAGGACAGGATACGTTCTATCAAGAAATCAATCCACAGCTCAACACAGATACCCGTATAAGCGGTATAAATGCCCTTTTAAGCCAGTTGGGATATAAGATTGGATTCTCCAACGGGTATTTCGTTTTCAATGAATCTAGCGGCATTCAGACAGCTACAGGAGTAGAAGCGGAACAACAGAGGACAGTGCAGTTCATCAAAGACGTTCGAGACAAACTGGAATCCTGTCTGGACGAAGTTATTTATGCGCTGAACGTTTACGCTGACTTGTACGGACTTGCCCCCGTCGGAGCCTATGAAGTCAACTATGATTTTGGAGACATTCTCTATGTGCGCGAAAACGACCGTGCGAGATGGTGGCAGTATGTGACTACTGGCAAGGTACCGGCGTGGTTGTATTTCGTGAAGTTCGAGGGAATGACGAAAGACGAGGCGGTAGCAATGGTCAAAGAAGCTCAGCCAGACGAACCGAAACTGTTTGGAGATGAATAGTTATGTTAAGCCCAGAATATTTACGGCAAATTACAGAGGGCAGTGAACAAATTGCGGAAGAACTGCATCAGTATATCATCTCTGAGATCGTGTCTCGAATGATGACAAGAATTGGCAGAGGTGAGGACTATATTCTGACCAATGCCGATGCATGGAGAATCAGAACATTACAGGAATCCGGTGAACTGTTAGAGGACATTCTGGCAGAACTATCCAAATATACCAAACGTGAACAGCAGGAACTTCTTGAAGCGTTTGAAGATGCAGGAATCACTGCAATGAACTATGATGATAAGATATACAAGGCGGCAGGATTAAGTCCTGTACCGCTCGAACAGTCTCCGACAATGATAAGGCTCATGGAGCGGAATATGCTTGCGACTATGGGTGAGTGGAAGAATTTCACACGAACCACCGCAAGTGCCGCTCAGAGGCTCTATATTGAGCAATGCGACCTTGCATATAATCATGTGATGACTGGGGCAGTTGGATATACGCAAGCCATTAAAGAGGCAGTTAATAACGTTGTGAGCGATGGTGTTACCGTCACATACCCATCTGGCAGAAAAGACACAATTGAAACAGCAGTTGCACGTTCTGTTAGAACTGGCGTGGCACAGGCGTGTGCTGATATTCAGTTGACAAGAATGAAAGAAATGGGATACGGTTTAGTGCTGACATCGGCACATATAGGAAGTCGCCCAAGCCATGAAGTATGGCAAGGGCAGGTGTTTTCTATAGACTGGGAAAAATTAAAAGAAATTAAGCCGGAGTTCTTTCAGGAACGAGATACACCAGAATATCGTAGAATGCTGGAGCAAAAATCGAGCCAATATCCAGATTTTATTGAAAATTGTCATTATGGCGAAGCTGATGGAATATGCGGAGTAAATTGCAGACATCATTTTTCGGTTTGGGTGGAAGGAATGCCGAATCCTTATGCGGAACTATCAGCACAGGATAAAGCCGACAAGGGTAAGCTGTACGAAAAGGAACAGCGACAACGTACTTATGAGCGAAGAATCCGCAAAACGAAGCGTGAAGTTCTTGGATTGCAAGCAGGAGTTGACAATGCACCGAATGAAAAGGCGAAATTCGCACTACAGCAAGACCTTGACCGGAAGTCTTATCTTTTGCAGAAGCAAAATGCTGCATACAAAGATTACTGCAAGCAGAATGACCTGAGGGAACTACAAGACCGGCTCATGATTGCTAAATGGAACCGCAAGAACGCCGCAAAAGCCAGAGGAGCGGCAAAGAGATATAAAGTGGCAAAGGGGATTGACTGATGGACAGATGGAAATATTTCAATCCGAATCCTGTTAAGGATAAGAGGACGGGAGATTGCGTTATCCGGGCAATATGCAAGGCAACTGGGTTCGACTGGGAAACAGTATTTGCCGGATTAATGATACAGGCGTGCGCTCTGTCAGATATGCCAAGTGCAAATTATGTCTGGGGAGCGTATCTGTATAAGCATGGGTACAGACGTAAGCTGATAGAACAATCAGAGCGATATATCTATACAGTCAACGACTTCTGTGCAGGCCATCCGACAGGTACGTATATCCTCTGCATAGATGGTCATGTGGTGACAGTGCAAGAGGGCAAATATTTCGATACATGGGATTCCGGCAACGAGATCCCAGTATATTACTGGGAAAAGGAGAATAAATGAGCATATCAGAATTTGTACAGATTTTCCTCTCTATCTGCGGAGGAGTGTCCATTGTCGGAGGGGCGGCAGCCGTAATCTTTAAGTGGATTACACCAGCATTCCGACTCAATAAGCGAGTAGAGACACTGGAAGAACATGACAAACGAGATTACGAGAGTCTCCAGAGGATTGCAGAGCGTGATTCATTGATTCTGGAAGTGTTGTCAACCATGCTGGACAGCCAGATCAGCGGAAATAACGTCGAGGAATTAAAAAAAACAAAACAGAAGCTCACAAATTATCTTGCGCAGAATCAACGTTAATTGCATTAATAAGGGGTATGCTCATGAAATTATATGTGTTCACTAAGAAAGATATAGACAGGTTCTTGATAGAGTGTAATTTCACGCCGGACGAAGAAAAATTGTTCCGGCTGAGATGTAAGGAATATACACTCGAATACTGCGCTGAGCAAATGAACGTGAGCATATCTACGGCGAAACGATTAAGCCGAAGGGTAAACAATAAAATAATTAAAGTGTGTTAAGACGACAATAAAAGTCCCCGGGATTATCTCCCAGGGGCTTATTTTTTAATATTCTGTTACTTTATACAGGGCTTTTTCAAACCCTGTTATCTGGGGTGCTATATCGGTGCATCCCTCCACATCTTCCGGGCAATAGTTCCCGTTGTTGGAATGTACGACATAGAATTTTTCTATATCATGCCCAACTATTGTGTATGGCCCAGTAAAAGTTTCCACTGGGATTTCTTGACCCGTTACCGGGTTTATTTTTGCTTCCTTACTAATCACATTATATTTCATTTGTCTTATCCTCCGCTCTTCTTCTCCCATTTTTTTAACAAAAATCTTCTTTTAAAATCCTTTCAAGCAGTTTTATCACATATTCTGGAGGATTACGTTTACCACCCTCCCAGTTTTCTATGCTTCTTTTAGGAATACCATATTTTTCAGAAAAAGCTTGCTGCGTAAGTCCAGATAGTGCTCTAATTTCGTGAAAATCAAGAGGATCTGGAGAAACTTTTTCAGGAAAAACGTCCTCCTCTCTCACCTGATAAGAAAAGAATCCCATCGAGGACGGAAGGATTCTGAAATAAAACACCTCATCATCCTCTTCTGTCCAGGTTTGCTGCAAAAATATTTTTGAGCGCTGTTCATCTAATGCAAACTTTTCATCTGAATCAGAATAAACAGCATAAGAACATAAATTTCCTGTGTCAGTTTTTATTCTTTTCATTTCATCATAAATAAATCTAGTTCTGACATATCTAACTATACTATATACTTGTTCTATTTTAAGATTTGGAAATAAAATTCCAATCTGTTTATATGTCCTGTTCCAAAAACGCATATTATATTTAGCATCTAGTTCTATTGATACATCACTATAACCATTACTACAAACTGACAGAAGATGATACACTGTATCAATTATTTCCTTATCATTGATTGGAGAAATTAATTCTGCATTATCTGGAAAATCAAATGGTAAAAGATTTGACTTCTCCTGATTCTCAAGATCGTGTTTTACCATGTTCAAAAACTCTTCATAATCGTATTTTTTTAACATCTTATTTCCGCTCCATCTTTTCTTCATAATCGCTCAAAGCTTCTTTAAATTTTCTTTCGCAAATATTGTTTTCGCAATCAATATCGCTATTTAATTCAACGTCTAATTCTCTTGGACTGTAAGCGCAATAACGGTTTTCGATAAACCATTTTGCTTCTTTGATCTCGTAAATAGTTTCCATGGCTTTTTTCATGCGCTCCGGCATTTTCTTTCTACCTTTGGATTCATGAAAATTAATGCAACTGTTTCCGTACTCGATCATCTTCTTGCGGATATCATCAGCCCAGGCAATCTGTTTCGAGCTCCCAACCAGTTCTGGTAATTCTTTACACATACCTTTTACTTCCTTCCATGCTTTCTTAAGGCCGGAGGAAATAGACATTCCAGCTTTCTTAACTAACTCCCATGCCCTTCTCATGATTGCTGATAAATTATATTTTTTCATATCTTTTTCCTCCTTGATTTCTTGTTCCTCTTTCTGATATTATAATACCACCCAACGGGTGATATGTCAATACTTTTTTGACACTTTCTTGAACTTTTTAGATTGATACATCTATGCAAAAATATAATCAGAAAGGCGGTGTATAAGATGGCATTATATAACAATCCTTATCAATATAGTTTTGGCGTTCCGGGACAGATGAATCAGTTCCAGCAACAGCCTGTCCAGATGCCAGCTCAACCAGTGCAGCAACTGCAGCAGAATAATAACGGAATCCTGTGGGTATCCGGCGAAGTCGGTGCAAAATCCTATCTGGTAGCACCCGGGACAAGTGTTTTGCTGATGGACAGTGAAAGTGAAAAGTTCTACATAAAATCCACAGACGTTTCTGGTATGCCACAACCATTACGGACGTTTGAGTATCATGAAATAGGCACTCAGATGCCGCCTAAACAGCCTGTTCAGAACATGGACAATAAATATGTTACTCGACAGGAATACGATGATTTGAAAGGCAAATACGAAGCTATTATAAACCGATTAAATTCATTTTCTGAACCTGTTAGGGCTAATACCGTACAGGAATCAGCGACCAAGGGAGGAAATGCAGATGAGTAATCCATTATTTAACGCGCTCGGCGGTGGGATGCCACAGGGAAACGGGCCAATGCAGATGATACAGCAGTTTATGCAGTTTAAACAGAATTTTAAGGGAGATCCGAAAGCGGAAGTACAGAAAATGTTACAGTCTGGACAGATTTCCCAACAGCAGCTTAACCAGGTTCAGCAGATGGCAGGGCAGTTTCAGAATCTGCTGAAGAACATGAAATAGTACATTACAATCTGGCCAGATTGATGTAAATACACAAAAAGGAGATATAACTATGGATGGAAATTTAACAGCATCGGACGTTGCTCTTTTGACCGGGAACAACAGAAATGATGGAATGTTTGGCGGAGATGGCGCATGGTGGCTTATCGTGCTTTTCTTATTCGCATTTTGCGGATGGGGAAACAACGGCTGGGGCAATAATGGAAACGGCGGCGGATATGTAGCCACAGCAGCTACTCAGGCAGACATTCAGAGAGGATTTGACAACTCCGCAGTGATCAGCAAGCTTGACGGAATCAATAGTGGTCTGTGTGATGGCTTCTATGCCATGAATAATGGTATGCTTACCGGTTTTAACGGAATCAACACCAACATCATGCAGACTGGTTTCGGCATCCAGCAGGCTATTAATGCCGATACTGTAGCGAATATGCAGAATACCAATGCGATCCAGGCACAGCTTGCAAACTGCTGCTGTGAAACAAGGGAAGCAATCCAGGGTGTAAACTACAATATGGCACAGAATACCTGTGCATTGCAGAACACTATGAACAGCAACACAAGAGACATTATCGACAGCCAGAATGCCGGAACAAGGGCAATCCTTGATTACCTGTGCAACGAGAAGATTTCCAACTTACAGGCTGAAAATAACGACCTCAGACGTGCCGCTTCTCAGGATCGCCAGAGTGCATTACTCACAACTGCAATGGCTTCACAGACACAGCAGCTTATTAATGCGATCAATCCAGCACCGATCCCGGCATATCAGGTTCCAAACCCGAACACATATTACGGATGCGGATGCAACACTGGATGTAATTGCTGATAACTTCATATCGAGAGTATCTTTCGATTGATTTCGGATGTCGGCTTATGCCGTATTACACAGAGGGGCAGGCTGAGACCTGTCCTTTTGTGATATGAAAGGAGTATTTTTATGGCAGAATTCACAAATGTAGCTGCTCAGACTGTAGCAGCAAATGGAAACGTAGTATTTTCAAACACAGCAGTTAAAGGTTCTAACTGTATTCAGCACAGAGAGGGAAGCGGAATTATTACCCTGAGAGGACTGACCAACCAGTGTAAAGCAAGATTCTTCGTGGATTTTTCTGGTAATATCGCAATTCCAACAGGCGGTACTGTCGGAGCTATTTCTCTGGCTATTGCAATCTCTGGCGAGCCTGTATTATCTTCACAGATGATTTCCACACCGGCAGCAGTAGACCAGTATAACAATGTGTCCTCTGGTATCTATATTGATGTACCACGCGGATGTTGCGTTAATATTGCAGTAGAGAATACCAGTGATCAGGCTATTTCTGTTGCGAACGCAAACATTGTTGTGACCAGAGAAGCGTAGGAGGTGCAGTTATGAGAGATATCAAGGATTTATGTGCAAGAATTGAAGACGAACTGTCCAAAATTGCTGACAGTGGACTGACCACTGGAAATCTGGAAATGACATACAAACTGATTGATATGTACAAAGATATCAAGAATACGCAGTATTGGGATAAGAAAGTAGAGTACTACAACACTGTCCTTGATGAAATGCGTGGTGGATACAATGACGATTACAGCGAACGCGGAAGAAAGCGCGACAGCATGGGGAGATACAGTTCAAATGACGGCAGAATGATGCCGGATTACGATCGGGGCAGTTCTTATGCCAGACGTGGGGAACATTACGTCAGAGGGCATTACAGCCGTTCTGACGGACGAGACGCTTACGATGACTACATGACACAGAAACAGAGCTATCGTTCTGGCAAATCTGAGGACTGTAAGAGGAAGATGCTTGCCGCATTGGAAGAACACCTTGACGAGCTTACTACAGAAATGAGCGATATGTCCAAGGATGCAGAGTGCAGGGAAGAACGTGATCTTGTCAAGAGATACGTGGAAAAACTTCGGGATATGCTCTAATTGGCTAAAACATGTACCACAACTTTTTGGATACTTTGTGGTAAAATATATTCATAGGGAAGATTCGTAAGTGGTTACAGCCACTTGACATAGACTTTTTTTTCATTGATTCCTCCTTTCACGGGTGCGTGTCCTTAACAGAAAATGCAGTGACCGGATTGTCACATAAGAAGCATGAGGTTGAAAAGCGGATGCAATTTCCGACACGTACCATTGCTGTCTATGCGATCATGTAGACAGTACGCACCTCCTTGTAAAAGGTAAATGGGCAGACGGATGCCCGAAACAACTCGTGGCAGGCATGACACGTTAAACACCTTGCTAACCCGGGAATCCGGGTTAATGGAATGTAGCTCAGTGGCAGAGCAACGTATAAGCTAGCGTCGCAGGTTCGATTCCTGCCATTCCACTTATCTGGAGCCTGAAAGTTTGGCGTGGGAATAGCGCAGGGCGGCGCATGGGAATGTAATTCCGAGTTCCGGACATGTTTGCTGCCTATCGGATTGTAAAGTGGTCTCCCTTAAAGTAGGCAATAAGTGAACGTGCTGAAATGGTTCTTCCAGATATGTACATCGCAGGATAGAGAAGCGGAATCTCACAAGGTTCATATCCTTGAGAACGGCGGTTCAAATCCGTCTCCTGCAATTACCCTGCCAGTGGTCTAACTGGCTTAATCCATTTACCTGCGGCGGCAGGTCAATAAACACGACCAGGAGGATGTATATGCAGAAACTTATTGACACACTTAAATCATTTGGAATTGAAATCCCGGAAGACAAACAGGCAGATGTTAAAAAGGCACTCTCTGAGCATTATAAGAATGCCAAGGAAGTAGCGAAAACTCTGTCAAAAGTTGAGGGAGAAAGAGACGGCTGGAAAGAACGTGCTGAGACAGCAGAAGAAACCTTAAAAGGTTTTGACGGTATCGACCCGGCAAATGTTAAAAACGAGTTAGAGACTTGGAAACAGAAGGCAGCAGATGCAGAGAAAGAGTTTAATGCAAAAATCTACGACCGTGATTTCTCAGACGCTCTGAAAGCGGCACTCGACGATGTTAAGTTTTCCAGCGAAGCAGCAAAGAAATCAGTCATGGCAGATATTAAAGAAGCAGGTCTTAAGCTGAAAGATGGTAAAATCCTTGGATTAAATGACCTGATCGAACAGATGAAGCAGTCTGACGCATCCGCTTTTGTAGATGAATCTCAGCAGCAGGCTCAGCAGAGCCAGGCAAGATTTACCACTCATGTTGGACAGCAGCAGACACCGGGAAGCATGACAAAGAAGGAAATCGAAGCGATCAAAGACCCGTCCGAGAGACAGGCTGCAATTGCTCAGAATATCCAGTTATTCCAGTGATTTTTTACACCGACTATACGCCAGAGTATAGCCGCTAACCCAATACCTTAATAGTTATGGGTAGAAAGGATTTTTTATATGGCAGCAAAAGCTAATCTTATTATGACAAATGATATCCAGGTCACGGCACGTGAGATTGACTTTGTAACCAGATTCGAAAGAAACTGGGAGCACTTGCGTGAGATTCTTGGTATCATGCGTCCAATCAAAAAGACACCCGGAGCGGTTCTTAAATCAAAATACGCAGAAGGCACATTGCAGGACGGAAATGTTAAAGAGGGCGAAGAAATCCCTTACAGCAAATTCACTGTAAAAGAAAAGCCTTATGCAGAAATGAGCATTGAGAAGTACGCAAAGGCTGTATCTATCGAAGCAATCAAGGATCACGGTTATGAGAACGCTGTTCAGATGACCGATGACGAATTCCTTTTCCAGCTTCAGACCAATGTTACCAGCAGATTCTATGACTATCTGAAAACCGGTACGCTTACTTCCACAGAAACTACATTCCAGATGGCTCTGGCAATGGCTAAGGGTCGTGTTGAAAACAAATTCAAGCAGATGCACAGAAATGTGACTGGTGTTGTTGGATTTGTGAACATTCTGGACGTATATGAATACCTCGGAGCAGCTGAGATCACTATTCAGAACCAGTTCGGATTCCAATACATGAAGGATTTCATGGGATTCAATACCATCTTCCTGTTATCTGACAGTGAGATCCCACGTGGACAGGTTATCGCTACTCCTGTCGAGAACATCGTACTTTACTATGTTGACCCGAACGAATCTGACTTCGCAAGAGCAGGTCTTGTGTATACCGTTTCCGGTGAGACAAACCTGATCGGATTCCATACTCAGGGCAACTATCACACAGCAGTGTCTGAGGCGTTCGCGGTTATGGGACTTACTCTTTTTGCGGAGTACATTGATGCAATTGCAGTAATTACCATTGATGAGACACCAGCACTTGGCACTCTGGTAGTAACATCTGCGGAAGGAACAGCAACTGGTGATACAAAAATCACTGTAAATCCGGCTAAGGAAAACTCCAACAACGTATACAAATACAAAGTTGCGGCAGACGCAGTAACTGTCGGATATGGTCAGAACCTCAGAAACTGGAGCACTTGGGATGGAAAAGCCGATATCACAGCGGCAACCGGACAGAAGATCACAGTAGTTGAGTGTGATGGAACATACAAGGCACTGAATGCCGGAAGTGCAAGCGTAACAGCAAAATGATAAACGTGGGAGGCAGCTGGCATGGCTTATGCAGATTATAAATTCTATACAGAATCATTCGGCAATGTCGTGCCAGAAACCGACTTTCCACGACTGGCAGAAAAAGCCAGTGATTTTGTGGACACAATGACGTTTGACAGACTGGTGGACGGACTGCCAACAAACGAACGCTCACAGAAACGTATCAAAAAGGCGGTCTGTTCATTGGCTGAATTAATGTATCAGATTGAACTTGCTGAAAAGAATGCAATCAATCAGGCATCAGCAAATCTTACCGACACGAATGTCGGGAACATTTCAACAGGCATTGTAACATCTATAAGTTCCGGCAGCGAATCCATCTCTTACGCAACGCCCCAGCAGAAAGCATCGGGCGCAAAGGAATGGAGTGCGGTATATGCCGCCGCCGGAGATGTACAGAAAACGAATGACTTGCTCTTAAAGACAGCTTTGCCGCTTCTGATGGGAGTAAGGACGGATGAAGGGATACCGATTTTATATGCAGGACTTTAAATTTAATATCTTAGGCTCTGAATGGACAGTAAAGTTTGGAACAGTAGAAGAATATCCTAACTTGGAAGACATGGATGGATATACAGATTCTTCCACAAGAGAGATCATCGTTGATGACATGAAGTCACAACAGGATATGCCAGGTTCAAAAAAGAATATGGAAGAGTACAAAAAGCAGGTTGTACGGCATGAGATTATTCATGCTTTCCTGCGTGAGTCGGGGCTTGATACAAACTCGGGAGCTTGTGATAACTGGGCAATCAACGAAGAAATGGTTGACTGGTTCGCTATTCAGACACCGAAGATTTTCAAGTTGTTTTATGAATGGAAGTTGATTTAAGGCGACAAATAATGTGATACCAGTATTGTATGCAGGAGTGTAACTATGGCTAATTATGGCGTGCCGTATAAGGGCAGTAAAAATAAAATTGCAAAGCAAATTATTGATTTCTTACCTTCCGGCGGTACGTTATATGATTTATTTGCAGGCGGTTGCGCAATCACACATTGCGCTATGGAATCTGGAAAATATGACAGGTATATCGTTAATGATATTGAACCAGGAATTACTCAACTTTTCATTGATGCAGTTAACGGGAAATATGCAAATGAAAAAAGATGGATTAGCCGAGAAGATTTTTTTAAATTAAAAGAATCAGATCCATATGTAAAATATTGTTGGAGCTTTGGAAATAATGGACGCGATTATCTTTATTCAAAAGAAATAGAACCATTAAAAAAACATCTTCACAATATATTTTTTGCAGAAAATTCGCAGGAAGCAAGGCTTGAATGGAAAGCGTTTATTAGAGATTTTTGCACAAGCAAACAAAGTCTGGAAAGTCTGCAAAGGCTGCAAAGTCTGGAAAGTCTGCAAAGGCTGCAAAGTCTGGAAAGGCTGCAAAGGCTGCAAAGTCTGGAAAGTCTGCAAAGGCTGCAAAGTCTGGAAAGTCTGCAAAGGCTGCAAAGTCTGGAAAGGCTGCAAAGGCTGCAAAGTCTGGAAAGGCTTTGTACGGACTACGGAAATATAAGAATAGAGTCAGATGCTGTAATTTACTGTGATATTCCATATAAAAATACAAACAGATATGGAGATGAAAAAGCAGAATTTGACTATAACTCTTTTTATGACTGGGCTTGTTCACAGAACGTTCCTGTATTTATATCAGAGTACGATATGCCAGAAGATAGATTTGAATGCGTACTTGAAATAAAAAAGCAATCTTGCATGGCTGCTACAAAAACGCTTTCAGCAACTGAGAAATTATATATTCCTAGGAAGAAAGGAAAGATAAAATGAAAGTAGGAGGTACCTGAATAATGGATATTTCAACATTAGGCTCATGCATCGCAATCGTTATGATTTGCTATATCGTAGGAATGGGTTGTAAAGCATCAAAAAGAATCTCCGATGAATGGATTCCGGTAATCATGGCGGTTATTGGCGGGATTCTTGGAGCAGTCGGGATGGGCGTTATCCCAGATTTCCCGGCATCGGATTATATCACAGCAGTTGCGGTCGGTATGTTTAACGGGCTGTCGGCCACTGGTGTGAATCAGGTTATTAAGCAGACAGTGCAGAAAGAGTGATCTTATGGGTGGACGTGGTGGAAGTAGTGGACTAAGTTCCAGCGGAACCAGCGGACTTGATGTAATCAGAAATGGCGAAACAACGAGGTATTATTTCTCAAACAAGAACGGGCGGCACTACTATCAGATTGGAATAGGTGGTGCGCCACAGCCTACTCCGCTGAATATGTCTGCGAGTGAATTCAAAAAAAGAGCAGCATCCAACGGCGCTACTGTGAAAAATATCTCCGCGTCTGAGATGAGAAAAGATCAAAAAGCGTATAAGGCTGATCGTAAGGCGACAAATACATTCTTAGACAGAGAAACAGCATCGAACAGGACGCTGTCCAGTGGTTCGAGAGCAGATGCAAAAGTCAACCGCGTAAACCGCCGCAGACGTCGAAGAAAATAGCCTATGGCAAAAAAAGAGACAAGCATAGCTTACGAAAATCTGAACCGCCGCATCTTCCCTGGTGTCGGCGAATACGGTATACCGCAGATAGAACCGGAATTATTTGAGGGCAACTGTGAATTTGTCGGATTCAATTACGCCAGAGGAAAATGTAGTAATCCAGAAGAGAAAGCTGTTCATTTTTTCTTAGATGATTACCAATTCGATGCACTATGGAGAAATCCAGACAAGTACGTGGGCAAGCTGAGCAGATTCCGGTACATTTTGACGCCAGATTTCAGCACCTACACCGATTTCCCGAAAGCTATCCAGATATACAACCATTACCGCAAACACTGGATAGGCGCATATCTCCAAGAATATGGTTGCCGTGTGATTCCAACAATCTCATGGAGTACACCGGATTCTTACGATTGGTGTTTTGATGGGGAGCCGGATGGCGGAACAGTGGCGGTATCTTCAGTTGGCTGCATGAATAGCAAGAAAAAGAAAGAACTATTTCTTTCCGGCTATAATGCTATGATTGAACGATTACACCCAGAAAGCATTGTCTTTTACGGGAAAGTGCCGGAAGAATGCAAAGGTAATATTGTTAGAATCAAGGCATTCCACGACAGATTTTCAAAAGCAATATGTGAAGGATAGGAGGGTATCATGTACGAAAAAACGGTGACGATTTTTAATTATTACGAATCAGCCACGACTGGAGATGCGTACTGGTATCCTCATGTTTTATCCGGTGTTGACCTCATTACGGACAAGGGAGCAATCCTTAAAAAGTACGGGCCAGACGTAACTGACAACGCACAGTTACACGTTCGATACACTGTCCAGAACGGTGATATAACCATTGCTGATAAAGACGGCAAGATTCTCCCATGGGTTCCAGTTAAAGAGTGGAAAAGGCAGATTAACAACGCTCTGGAAGACACTATTACATTCTCAGATGAATCATTCTTCTGGGAGGGTGAGTGGACTGGTGGAACGGTATCTGATGGTGATTATCGGAACGGATTCTATCAGTACATGAACGAGAACAAGGATAACGTGTTTAAGATTACCAGTGTAGGCGGTCCGTATACACTGATTCCGCATTTTGAGATTCTGGGTAAGTAATATGAGTAAAATTCATCATTTTAAAGGATTCTCCGTAGTTGATGGAGATATGAAAATCAAGCTGAATATGAACAGATTTTCCAGACAGTATCAAGAAGCCCAGTATCTCCTTGATGGAATGGTTATGGACAGTATGGTGCCGTTCATGCCGATGATTACCAGAAATTTCATCAATCGAACAAGAATTGAAAGCACATCATTGCAAGGAACTGGATTTGTGTGTGCTGCGGCTGCTCCTTATGGACGTTTTTTGTATGAGGGAAAAGGAATGGTTGACGAAGCAACTGGAAGTCCCTACGCAAGACGTGGAGCAAAGAAAGTCCTTGTCAGCCAGTTCTCTGGTAAGACAGCCGCAAAGGAAAATCTTGAATACACCAAACAAGCTCACCCACGGGCACAGGCAAAGTGGTTTGATGCCGCTAAACGACAATACGGCAGCACATGGATTCGCAAAGTAAAAGCACAGGCAGGAGGTGGCAGACATGGCGGATAAGCCTATCGGAAAAGATGCGACCGGATACGAAATCCTGACAGATGCCATGAAAGCACTTCTGAATCAGTATCCAGGACTGTACGAAAATGAAACAATCAAATTCGAGGAACTTGGTAAAGAATCAGGAATTGCGTTCTCGGCAGACAACGGGGCGTTGATCTATTCAGAAAAAGAAGACGTTTGTGGTGTGATGCACCAGATATGCCAGTATCCATTTTATGTGGTATACCGCACAGCATCTGACAAGGAAAGGCAGAAGTTATCTGTTCAGAAGTTTCTTGACAATCTCGGCAAATGGATATGCCGGGAACCAGTTATTATAAACGGCTCTGAGACACGTTTAAATACGTTTCCTGAGCTTTCACAGGGACGAGTGATAAAACGCATCACCCGCGACAACTCTTATGGTTTAGAACCACAGGAGAGTGGCGTACAGGATTGGTTATTGCCATTGTCAGTACGCTATGAAAATACTTATGAAGTAATATAACAAGTAACAACCGGCTATCAATTAGAGATAGTCGCTAACCTACACAGCCTTTTAAAAGTTATAGGCAGAAAGGACATTTCTATGGCAGTTACAGGCAAGATTGACCGTAAATATATGGCTCATTATATCGATGCAGGTTCTCTCTGTGGAGGACTGACACCGAAGTATGAGCGCCTTGGAAAGGATCTGGAAGAGTACAATGTAGAACTCAATCCAGATACTGAAACATCTAAAAACATTCTTGGAGAATCCACATTCAAGCATAACGGCTACGAAGTTTCTTCTGACGCTGATCCGTTCTACGCAGATACCACATCTGATCTGTTCACAGCATTACAGAAGATCGTAGACAACAGATACAAAGACGATAACCTCAAAACAAAAGCAGTTGAGGTTCACCTCTGGACAGAAGCCACAGCAGGCAAGTATGAAGCATATCAGCAGGATTGTTATGTTGTGCCGACCTCCTACGGCGGTGATACATCCGGCTATCAGATTCCATTTACCGTCAACTATACTGGCGAACGTGTAAAAGGAAAATTTGATATCAGTTCCGGTACATTCACAGCTGACAGCGAATAAACACATATACAAGGAGGTACGCTAAATGGCAAAAGTAATTAATACAAAAATTGATGATGGAATTCTCATTTTCACGTTCACGAATAACGAAGATGAAGTTTTTTCTTCTTTCAAACTGAACCCGACGGACATCAATGTAGCAGCACGTGCGGAGGAACTGGCAGAATACTTTGAGCAGCTTAAAGATTCTATTCAGAAAGTCACTTCTGGTAAAGAGATGGCGGAACTCAATAAACAGATTGAAGACAAAATCAACTACCTGCTCGGATATGAAGCATCAAAAGACCTGTTTAAAGAGCCGATCACGGCAACCACTGTATTCGGCAATGGTCAGGTGTTCGCTTATATCGTACTTGATAAGATCGCAGAAGCAATTGCGCCGGAAATCGAAAAGAGAAAAAAGAAAATGCAGGCAGCAGTCAATAAGTATACGGAGAAGTATGCAAAATGACCGCCTATGAGCTTCCCACCTCACTCAATATAAGTGGGGTGGATTTTTCTATTAGAACCGATTTTCGAGCGATTATTGATATTCTCATAGCCATGAATGACCCAGAACTGGACGAGCAGGCGAAAGCAGTTGTTATGTTGCAGATTCTGTTTGAGGACTGGCAAAGCATACCCCCAGAACATCTTACAGAAGCTTGCCAGAGAGCCTGCGAGTTTATCGACTGTGGACAGTCGGACGATAATCCAAACCGCCCCAAGCCCCGATTAATGGACTGGGAGCAGGACGGAGATATGATTGTGCCGGCTGTAAACAAGGTTGCGGGCAAAGAAATCAGAGCAGTGCCTTATATGCACTGGTGGACGTTTTTTGGATATTTCATGGGATCTGGTGAGTGCCTGTTCAACACGGTTGTTGGAATCCGGTCAAAAAAGGCAAAGGGTGAAAAACTCGACAAATGGGAAAAGAAATTCTATCAGGAAAATAAGAACATTATTGATATAAAAACACGTCTCAGCGATGAGGAGCAAGCTTATAAAGATAAGTTGAATGAGATGTTGAACCTCAAATAGTTAGGAGGTGGACACATGGCTGCTGATGGCTCAGTCATTATTGATACCAGGATGGACACGTCAGGCGTGCAAAACGGCGTATCAGCTATAAAACAGTCATTTAACGGCCTTGGAAGTGCTGTAAAGAAAATCGGTCTGCTGATTGGCGGGGCGTTTGCAGTTGGCAAGTTAGTGCAGTTCGGAAAAGAGTGCGTGGAGCTTGGCTCTGATCTGACAGAAGTACAGAACGTGGTCGATGTTACATTTACCACCATGTCGGACAAGGTCAATGAATTTGCAAAGAATGCCATGACCTCAGCCGGACTGTCAGAAACCATGGCAAAAAGGTATGTCGGTACGTTCGGAGCAATGTCTAAGTCGTTCGGATTCTCAGAATCACAGGCTTACGATATGTCAACGGCTTTGACGCAGCTGACTGGTGACGTGGCATCATTCTATAACATCAGTCAGGACTTGGCTTATATCAAGCTGAAATCAGTGTTTACGGGCGAAACGGAAACGCTGAAAGATTTGGGCGTGGTCCTTACGCAAAGCGCACTTGATCAATATGCACTTGCCAATGGCTACGGAAAAACCACATCTGAAATGACAGAACAGGAAAAAGTGGCTCTCCGTCTGGCTTTTGTGCAGAAGCAGCTATCTGCCGCATCTGGAGACTTCATCCGTACTTCTGACAGCTGGGCAAACCAGGTCAGAGTTATGCAGTTACAGTTACAGTCTCTCAAGGCAACAGTTGGGCAGGGATTGATTAATATTTTTACGCCTATACTGAAAGTAATTAATATCTTGCTCGGTAAGCTGGCAACTCTGGCAAATGCGTTCAAGTCATTCACGGAGTTAATCACTGGCAAGAAATCTTCTGGCAGCACAAGCTCGAGCGGCGCAGGTCTCACAGGTGATGTAAGCGGCGTGCAGGATACGGCAGATGCTTACGGACAGGCAGCGGACAACGCCGGCAAGCTAGCAGATTCTACGGAAGATGTGGCTGACGCCACAAAAGATGCGGCAAAAGCGGCAAAAGGATATCTTAGTCCACTTGATGAGATTAATCGGTATTCTACACAGGATGCATCATCAACAGCAAGCAAAACTCCGTCGACATCCGGTAGTGGCAGTGGCGGCGGCGGAACATCTCTTCCGAGTGCGGTCAGCAACGTAGATTACGGGAAGATGGCGGAGGGTGAAACTGCTCTGGATAAAATTAGCAAATCAGCCGAGAAACTTGCAAAGCTCCTTAAAAAGCTTTGGAAACCGTTCCAGGACGCATGGAAAAAAGAGGGCAAGAACACCATTGACGCGGCACAGATTGCCCTGTCGGGAATTGCAAAGCTCGCTAAGAGTGTAGGCAGGAGTCTTGTGGAAGTCTGGACAAATGGCACAGGTACGACAATGCTTACAACCATGCTGAGGATTGCTCAGAATGTACTTAAAACCATTGGGGATATTGCATCCGGCTTTGCCGATGCGTGGAATAAGAACAATGTCGGAACACAGATTATCCAGAATATTGCAGATGCTCTTGTGGTAGTCATGCAGTTTGTTGAGAGGATTGCCGCAGATACGGCAACATGGGCGGCAAATTTGGACTTCTATCCATTGTTGGAATCTATTAGCAATTTGACGAGTGCATTTGCACCAATTCTGGAATCTATCGGAAATGTTCTTGAATGGATTTACAAAAATATTGTTCTTCCGATGTTGACATGGGTTATTGAGGTAGGGCTTCCGACAGTGATTAATTTAGTGTCAAAAGTAGCTACGTTTCTTGCCGATCATCAGCCGATAGTTGAAGCGTTCGGTGCGGCCCTGATCGGGGCGTTCGCGGCGGCGAAGATTGCAGGATTGGCATCGATAATCATTAAAAACGTGTCTGGAATCGCTATGGCTGCAAAGGGGCTTATCTCGTTAATGACTGGTACAGGCGGCATCATGGGCGGTATCAAAGCCATTGCAACAGCTATCGGACCAGGTGGAGTCTTTGTTCTTTCAGTCGGCGCATGTATTGCGATTGGTGTATTACTGTACAAAAACTGGGACAAAATCAAAGAAATGGCTGGAAAGGTATGGGATTGGATTTCTAATAAAACAAGGCGTTTTGTTGAGGATATTGGGAATAAGCTCAGAGGTCTAGCTACCAAAATGACGACCATTTGGGGGAACATAAAAGCCAGCGCGCATCAGAAATGGAATGCTATATGGTCTACTGTTAGTGGCTTTGCTGAAAGAATCAAGAACGCTATTGTTGATAAATTCACATCCGCCAAAAACACTGTAGTCGATGTATTTAACGGAATGAGAGATGCTATCAGGTCTGTTCTGAACAATATCATAAGTGTTGTAAATGGCGCTATCAGCAAAGTAAACGGAGTTGTTAGTGCGATTGAATCAGCATTCTCTTTCGGCCCATGGAAAGTACCGACTCCATTCGGCTCAAAGACTATCGGGTTTAAAGCTACTTTCCCAAGAGTTCCGACAGTTCCGTATTTGGCTAAAGGCGCAGTCATTCCACCAAGAAGCGAGTTCCTTGCAGTCTTAGGAGACCAGAAGCAGGGTAACAACATCGAGACACCAGAAGCTCTACTCAGAAAGATTGTCCGAGAAGAAACAGCAGGACGGCAGGCAGGCGGTGGAAGTTACCGATTTACAGCGCAGATCAACCGCAGGACACTGTTTGACGAGATGATGAAAGAAGCACAGATGAGACGAGATACAAGCGGTAGAAACCCGTTCGAGATGGCATAGAAAGGAGGGCGTTATGGAAAAGTATAAAATCAACGGAACAATAATTTGGCAACCGGATAAAGACCTTGCGCTCTCCTTTGCCACGACTTACACAGAATCCAGCCAGAGAACACAATACGGTGTAGGCTACTTTACACCGATGTTTACCGTAGAGCAGTATACATATAAGGGTAGCGACCTCCCAATGGAGGAAGCAACTAAGATTTTGCAAATGATAGCAAAAGGACATAAATTTACGCTACATTATTTTTCGCCGTATTACGGAGTTTGGAGAGACGCTCCGTTCTACGTAGGTCAGACACAAAACATAGCTATCGGGGAACTGTCGGACGATAGAAAGATTATGTCATCATTAGAGTTTAACATGACGGGGGTGAATCCACTGTGATTAACGCAAGTAACGCATTTAAAAAAAAGCTTGAAGCTGGTGAGCCGGTCAGAATGGTAGTGGATATCACCTTTCCTGACGGGACGAAAAAAACCATTAATAAAGATATCATGAACGGTGGCAACGGATTTTCCGACTGTGCAGAGAGCAGCAGTTTTCCGATCGGTGCTACTGTCTGTAAAACACTGACGCTGAGCATTAATAACGATCAGGAGCAATGGAAAAACTACAACTTTTACGAAGCCAAGATTCATGCTTATCTGAAGCTTCAGACGTCGTATGCAGCACCGGAATCTGTAAGCACACTGTTAGATGAAAGTTATGACCCGATTCTGGACAGTACCGGCGATCCTATCATCGCAACGCAGGCAGCCACAAAAGACATCATCGAAACTATTGACAAGGGAGTCTATACAGTCACTACGCCGGAGCAGTACTCAGATATCATCAATGTTACGGCACTGGATGATATGTATAAGGCAAATAAGACATATACTAGCGGATTGAAACTGCCGCAGTCACTCATTAACCTTGTCAGAGATGCTTGTAAGACTGTCGGCATAGGCATGAATCTGACTATGGATCATGGCGATATTATAATAAGGAAGATTCCTGACAGTATGACGTTTCGCCAGTTGTTCGGATATGCGGCTATGGTCGAATCTGCGAACGCCCGGATTGATTATTCCGGAAACCTCAGATTTTTAAAATGGGATTTCGGGAAAATGGAATCTGACAATGCCGCGACCGTGGACGCAGATGGATTTATTCATTTCGGTGATGTTAACCCATCTATTGATACCGACAGTTTTATTTCTTTGCCAGGATGGACTATTAACGCAGAGGGATTCCTGGCTCTCACATCCGGCCCGGGTAGTGACGTTCAGAGACTGATGGCTTACGCGAACCCACCTGCGCTTTCCAGTGATGATATTGTTATTACTGGGATCCGATTGAAAAACGGAGAAACGGACAACAATACTGACACAGATTATTCCGGCATGTACGGAGAAGAGGGATATGTCCTCGAACTTGAGAACGAGCTGATTGATACCGATCAGCTTCAGACGGTGGCGAATATCATCGGCGAACAGATTGTAGGGGCACGATTCCGGAATCTTGAGGGTGATCTGGTGTACAACCCGCTCGTCGAGTTTGGCGACATGGTGTACACTTACGACCGATTAGGGAATAAGTATCTTACTCCCCTGACAGACGTTTCCGGAAATGTAGGCGGTCTGACTACAGTTAAGACACAGGCCGATGATCCGATCAGGGGCAGCAGCGACTTTTACGGGAATAGCACAAAAGCTATAGTTGCGGCACGTCAGATGGTGCAAAAAGAAACATCCGCAAGAGAAGAGGCTATACGGAGATTAGCTGAAACACTCAATTCCTCGAGCGGTCTGTATATGACACAAGAGCCGCAGCAGGACGGTAGTATCATATACTATATGCACAACAAAGCAACCATGGCAGAATCCAACATAATCTGGAAGCTGACAGCAGAAGCACTTGCCGTGTCGATTGATGGCGGAAAAACATATCCTTACGGCTTTGCGGTGACTGGCGAATTAATAACCAGACTGCTCTATGCAGAGGGCATCAACGCCGACTATATTAACGCAGGAACGCTCATCGTAAGAGACAAAAGTGGAAATGCGATATTTGAAGCGGATATGGATACCGGATCAGTTACCCTTGACGGAAGTTATGTGACGATCGGCGGTAAACCACTTGATGAAAAGATTGAAGATGTTGAGAACATGGCAGCTCTGGCTAGAAACATGACCATGCAGCTCGACAACGACTATCAGGGAATCCCGGTTGACAGCAACGGCAACTATACAGAGTTCCCAGAATGCACTACAACGGCGACAGTCATGTACGGTACACAGGATATCACGAATAACTGTACATATACGATTACGACGTCGCAGAACATACAGGGACATTGGAATAAGGAGAATAAGACGTACACCGTCACCGGCTTGACCGCAGACAGCGGATGGGTGAACATCAAAGCCGCATATCTGAATAACCTTGTCGTATCGAAACAGTTTTCGCTTGCGAAACAGTACGCCGGCAAAGACGGAGCGAACGGCATCCCGGGAAAAGACGGTAAAGACGGAAAGACACAGTACACACACCTTGCTTATGCGAACAGCGCAGATGGTCAGACAGACTTTTCTGTGAGTGATGGGAACCGTGAATATATTGGAATGTACGTGGATTTTGTAGAAGCTGACAGCACTGACCCGACAAAGTACACGTGGTCACTGATTAGGGGAGCAAACGGAGCGCAGGGCGTGCCGGGAACACCGGGAGCGAACGGAAAAACACCATACTTCCACATCGCTTATGCGAACAGTGCTGATGGTAGAACAGGTTTCTCCGTGGACGATAGCGTCAATAAGCTGTATATCGGGCAGTATACCGATTACACGCCGGATGATAGCACCGACCCAGCAAGATATAGTTGGACGAAAATTAAGGGTGAACAGGGAACTGCCGGAAGGACTTACTTCTTTCAGAGTAATGCAGATGTTTTGCTGATGGGGGCTGACAAGAAAATAACACCGGCACCGCTCATTGTAGATTCATTCTACAGGGACGGAAACGGCGAAGTTGCGCAGTTACAAAAAGGATGGTGGAAACTAGAAAAATCCACCGACAACGGCGCTACATGGTCAGCGCTCACGGTATCGCAGACTGCGGCACTTGACCGGTTGAGTATTAACGTCAATAACCTGTCGCTCAAGGCTCACAATATGCTCAAGGTTTCGCTGTATTTTGACCAGGCAAAAACGAAGCTTGCGGACTATCAGACGTTTTCCGTGGCGGTTGATGTGGCATCACTGACACAGGAACAGATAGTTGATATCCTATCAGACGGCGGAAAGTTCAAGGGTCTGTATTATGGCAAGGATGAGAGTGGAAACACGACACTGTATATATCTTTCAATGCCATGAAAGGTGGTGTTATCAGTCTTGGCGGCATGAATAACGGAAACGGTCAGCTGAAGATTTACGATGCTGACGGAAATCAGATATCGAGATTAGGATATACCGGATATGTCGTACTTAACAAGAACACCGGAAACCCGATGGTATCTCTTAACACTGCCGGATTGCGATTATATACGGACTATACGGATTCAGAGAATTATAATGCACTGATGCTTGGAAAGTATGGACTGTATGCACAGAAAGTTCAGAATAAAGTGCTTGAACTCTGGATGGAAGGTGATACGAGCAAAAAATGGGAAGGCTACATTGTTCGCTATTTGAACAATAAAGTCCGAATAAACACGAACTCACTTTTCACGGACGGATGCGAACTTGGAGCAAACTTTTCAACCGATGGAACCCTTATGTTTTACGACTTGGAGAATCAAGCAAAAACATCCGGTAAAGTTAAAAGACAGCCGGTAGCGTCTGTAAGCGCAGATGGTTCAAGAGTGGCATATTTAAATGCTAATAAAAATAGCAATAGGCAATTTGCAGTGGCGATACGTGGTCAATATGGCTCAACCAATAGCTATACGACGTGGTGGTTTACGGCGGACAATCAATCAGATGTTCGATTGAAAGAAAACTTCGCAAAATGTTCAATAAATGCGCTTGATGCAGTGCTGAAAATGCCTGTATGTTCTTTTGATTGGAAAGAATCAGGCATTCATCAGCCGCTTGGACTTGTTGCGGATGAAATCGAAAAAATTGACACGTTACTTGTATCTGGTGGCGGATATAACGAAGATGGAAGTATAAACGCAAAACAGATTGACAGACTGCTTCTGACTGAGTACGCCATTAAAGCTATACAGGAACTTAGTGCAAAGGTTGACGAGCAAGAAAAACGTATCAAAGAATTAGAAAGGAGATTACAGTAATGGCAAAATTTAACGAGTACACACAGAAAGCAACACCGGCGGACAACGACACACTGATGATTTATGATGCGGCGGCGAAAGCAAACAAGCTTTCACCGTTCAGCGGAATCTGGAACTGGATTGTTGGGAAATTGACCAATGCGGTCATCAGTAACTTGCAGACATCGAATAAGAGCGTTATCGGGGCACTTAATGAATTAAATAGTAACCCCTTTCTGAGGTACGAAAAGACATTTGGCGATTCGCTTACTATCAAAAATGTACGCGCCGCCACTCATGGGCTGATCATAATCGAGAAATCAATGATTGTATTTTATCTCGGAGGTTCTGTCAGCATCGGATATACTGTGACTACATCAGCTCTTCCAGAGGGCATTACTGTCAACAACTCAGATAGAACCGTGACAATAAAATCGACAAAAACTCAGATGATCACATGCTTTTATGCTTTTTTATAATTTTCCTCTTCCCATTTTGTTGATTAAGAAACTTTGAAAATTTCATAAAAAGGAGTTGATAAATTGGAAATTAAAGGAATTGACGTGTCATCCAATCAAGGAAAACCGGACTGGGCGAAAGTGGCCAAATCCGGCATTAAATTTGCGATTTTGAGAGTGCACCAGAGGTCCGGCGTTGACGGTTCATTCGAGTACAACTACAAGGGATGCAAGAACAACGGAATCCTTATCGGTGGGTATAAATATTCTTACGCCCTGACACCGGCACAGGCGATTGACGAAGCGGAAGATGTGATTGCCGCACTGAACGGGCGAGGACTGGACTTCCCGGTGTTCTATGATCTCGAGTGGTCTAATCAGCGAAAACTCGGTAAACAGGCAGTCGAAAATATTGCAGTTGCCTTTCTGACAAGGATGAAAAAAGCTGGTTATAAGGTCGGTATCTACTGCAATCTGGACTGGTACAACGGCGTTCTGACTGACGCACTCAGAAAGTATGAGTGCTGGATTGCACATTACCCAGACCCCGATAACGGAACAATACAAACAAGGGTAAAACCAAAAGTAGGAATCGGTTGGCAGTATTCCAGCAAAGGAAAAGTATCCGGAATCAGCGGAAATGTTGATATGGACGTGTTCTACAAGGACTATAGAGGAACGGCACAGAAAGGAGAAACAACAATGGTAAAAATCAGTAACTGCGGACATGACGAAAACGGAAGATATGCAGGTGGGAAAGCAGGAGATCAGACTGGGACAGAATATCGGATCATGAACTGGTACAGTAGGCCGTGGCTCTGTGTCCTGAGATTCAATGACGCCAAAATCGCAGCCATGATCGCAGATATGGCGACAAAAGCAGCCCAGAACAATCTCATCGGGTACGATCAGGGCACAGCCGGAAACAGCAATGACCGGTATTCATTCTGGCAGCACTTAAAGGCAAGTAATTACGATCCAGCACAGATCACGGTAGCTTGCGAATCTGATTGCAGTGCGAGTACAGCAGCTATCGTCAAGGGGGCTGGGTATCGCTTAAATAACGCAAAACTCAAAGCGGTCAGCATCTATCTGACAACACGGAACATGAGAGCTGCAATGAAGGCTGCTGGCGCAAAAGTACTGACGGATAGTAAGTATCTGACATCTGGTGACTATTTAAAGGCAGGAGATATCCTCCTGAACGATAATCACCACGTGGCTATTGCTGTTACCACCGGTGCAAAAGTAAGTACACCTTCAACTACGCTTACCGGTACCTTCCAGACAAGACTTCCGATTCTGAGAAAGGGCAGTTCCGGTACAGCTGTGGCAATGCTTCAGGCGATGCTGGGAGTGGAAGTTGACGGACAGTTCGGGAATGACACATATGATTCCCTCAAAGTTTTCCAGAAAAATGTTGGCGTAAAGGCAAATGGAACTTGCGGCATTGATACCTGGAAGAGAGTGATTGAGCATATGAAAGCAAATACGAAATAACGTTCTGATTGATTTTTCCTTCAGAACAAGGTATACTATCAACAGCCGCACAGGGGTTGAACTTATGATGTAAAGTTTCCTGTGTGGCTAGCACAAGTTGATAGTGCAGACTGATTCCGCCGTGCATGAATGGAAGAGCTGTATGTTCCCGATAGGAGGGCTGTTAGCAGCGGCACGAGTGGACAGTCAGAAAAAGAGTTGGGCCTAAAAACCTGACTCTCTTTTTTTACGTCAAATTACGATGTTATGAACAGATATAGATTTACACGGTTAGTCACAAATTAGTCACAAACGAAGTCCTGAAACCTGCATAAACAAAGGATTCTTGAAGATTTTCATTAAAATTAGATTAAAGAAAATGCTTTTACGGAATCCCTTGTAAAATGCGAAAAAGCCAGTAAAATCAAGGCTTTGCAGACTTTTGTTAGAGTGATTAAGACGGTTTAAAAAAGATAAAAATAGGAACGGTTAGTCACAGTTAGTCACAAATGGGACTTTTATCTTTTCAATCTCCGCCCGGAGCTCTTCCAGCGTTCTGTGACCGTACACAGCGTTCGTGACATCGTTCCCGAACGAATGACCCAGCATCCTCTTCCGGTCGTTCTCCCGGACGCCGTATTTTTCGCATAGCGCAGAAAAGGTGTGTCGGCAATCGTGCGGCGTGTGCTTCGGGCTGCCGATTATCCCCAGCCGTTCCAGTGTAGGGTAGAACAGGGCATTTCGATGTTGCGTCTGAGAATAGATACAGAGCCTGCCGTTTTGCGTCAGGACCTTGTTCTCCACAAACTCATATATGGCTGGATGAATCGGAACGATCCTGTCTTTCCCAGCTGCGGTCTTGATGCCGCCCTGGAAATATCTCTCTTCAAGATTAGTCGTGAGTTTCAATACTTCGCCAATTCGCCAGCCGGAGTAACACATGATCAGGATGAGCTGCACTTCCGGATCGTCGGCGTTCTGCCAGAGGACCTGAAGCTCCAAATCAGAAAACGGGGTCCCGTGCTCAACATCATCTTTTGTTT